TAAAGCAGAGGGAATCTGTGGTGGATCATCCCCCTGCAAGCCTAATGTATAGACTATTTTTTAATTTTTGTCAACTTTACACCTTTGAACCAAGCAGGTGCGCCTAGTAAAGGTCGTTTGTCTAAGTAGTTTTCTTTAGCTGTTTTAGAACTAGCTTTGTTATAATGTAAAAATACTTGTCCACAGTTCTTTCCTTTAAATTCTTCTCTCCAATGCTCTAACTCACAACCAGAATAAATTAACATGTCCCCTGGTTCTAGTTGTACTTTAACACCAGCTTGACCTGTTTTAGTTGTTGGATCAAGATATATTGGCCAAGAATCACCACCTAAATTTAATGTAGTAGATATTTCACATGAGTATCTATCTTTATGTCTAGCTAATACATCACCTTCTTTATATATTCTTGCATAGGAATACGTAGGACTTAACTTAATACCAGTGTGTTTTTCCATAACAGGTTTTACTTCTTGTAATAAAGTCTCCATTGCAATGTCAGAATAATGTGAATAAGTATTTGGTACTTGATCATCATTCCATACACCAAAGTATTCTGTAAACGGAGAAATGTATTTTTGATCAAATAAAAATCTTGCAACTTCTCTTTTGTTTAAAAAATATTTATAAACAAATTCTGCAATCTCAGGTGAGATAGCTTTTTTTAATACTGTATATTTATTTTTCTTAAACGACATTTAATACTCCTTTTGGTATTGCCTGACAATTCCAATGTATAAATCTAAAAGGGTTATAGCCCATATCTACAATGTACTGATGAGGCAAATATGATGGAAAGAATATCATTCTACCTGGTTTTACTTGATAATTTATTGCGGAACTAGCATAGGTTACTTTTGTTTTATCTTTTTCTGGTAATAAATTCATAACATTACCTGGTCTTGGATCTTCGAACATAGGCAAAGAGGTAGACTCATCTGCTTTTAAAAAATAAAAACCTGATATGTGACCATTCCAATGAGTGTGTAAAGTATGGTGTCCACCACCTTTTTTAGCAAACTCTTGTACCCACATTTCTGTAGTAAATACTTGGTATTGAGAAAGATCAAAACCCATCTCACCTAATAAATTATGTGATGTTGCACCTATATAATCTTGTAACTGTTTAAAGTTAGGATCACCTATTAAAGATGTTGAATGAAATACATGACCCATGTCTCCTTTGTCACCAAGTTTTTTATTACGTTTATCAATAGCTGGTTTTAATGTTTTTTTTGATGCTTCAATATATTTGTCTGATGCTTTATTTAAATCATCTACAAATTTTGGTTCATCTGCAAACCATATAGGACATTTAAAAAATTCTTCTAATTGTAATTGTTGGGGATAACCTACAACTTCTTTTTTTACTTTTTGTTTTTTAGCTTTTTTCTTTTTCATATTTCTCCTTTATTTAAATGGATACCCTAAGTTCCATATTACTAAACTGTTTCTTTCTCCACTTTTAACAGGACATACTCTATGCCATACAAATGAAGGAAATACAACTAAAGATCCTTTAGGTAATATCTCTTTACATTTAAGTACATTTCTTTTTTTATCGGGATCTAAATTTCTAAAGTCAAATTCTAGTTCACCACCTTTATAATCTTTAGGATCTGATAGTGTAACAGTTACAGATAATTTTCTAATCTTACCATGTGATGGATCATTTTGTTCTCTTTGATAAGGTTTATCCCAGCTATCACAATGCCAATCATAGTATTGGCCTTTTTTATATTTTGTAAACTGACAAGACTCACTAAAATCCCAATTAAAATTCCAACCAGCATTTGCATTTGCTTGATGCACATAAGGTTGTATTTCTTTGTAAATCCATCTATCACTCATCCAAACTATGTTAGAATCTCTTTTTGTTTTTAAATCTTTTATTTCTTTTTGATTTAATTTTTTATTACCATAACCACCAGTCACTGCCATTTGATCTTGCATTTGATGACCATATTTTACAATGTCATCACAGATACGTTCTGGAATTGCTGATTGAAAATACCAGTAATAGTTTGTAAGGTTCATATGTCTTTATGAACTTAATATAACATTTGTTATGAAATTGTCAATGTACCCGTAACTGTAAAAGTAGCGATCTTGTCTCCACCAGGGTGAGTTGCAGTTGCATTTGTTCCTGGAGTTACAGATAAAGTTGCAGCACTTGGTGTTCTAACAATAACAACACCATCTCCACCAGCTCCTTGAGAACCACTAAACCAGTTTCCACCACCTCCACCACCAGTGTTGGCAGTACCATCTGTAGCACCAGTAGGTCCACCAGCTCCACCACCACCAGATCCACCAGCTCCAGCTCCTCCTGGCCCTGCAGCTCCACCACCACCAGCAAAAGCAGTAACAGAAAAAGGTGTTCCACATGCATTAATTGTATTTGGTACTCCTGCACCACCAGCACCACCAGAATTACTTGTATTCGCAGGACTCGCTCCTCCTGCTCCACCACCACCTGATGCATGATCCCCTCCTGGATTTAAAGGAGAAACTGGTCCACTAGGATTTCCTTGAGGCGGATCTACAGGAGGTGTGTTACCTGCATAACCAGCAGTAAGACCATAAGGTCTATTTAATGAACCACCACCAGATCCTCCAGCTGCACCTGAATTACCACCACCTGTTCCTTTACCACCACCAGCTGATGTTATTGTTGAAAATGTTGAATCGTTTCCTTGACCACTACCAGATCCTCCAGAACCGACAGTAACAGCATAAACTCCTTTTTCTAAATTTAATGCTGATCCTCGTAACGGAGAAGGTCCATAACCAGAAGCTCTATATCCTCCTGCTCCACCACCTCCAGACGCTCCACCACCTCCACCAGCAACCACTAAGTAATCAACAGATAATAAAAATGATGGCCATGTTCCTTGTTGCTTGGCACTAAATTGACTTTGCATTGACCACACACCACTTGCTTTGTTTAATTCTTTTGTAATAACTACTCCAGGTCCACCAGCTCCACCAGAACCTCCAGATGGACTAAATGAAGTTGCTCCACCGCCACCACTACCAGTGTTTGTTGCACCTGCGGTTCCATCGTGTTGTGGATTACCTGACGATTTTCCTGCATCTCCACCACCACCAGCTCCACCACAACCTGCTGCTGTAGTAGGGGATCCTGGTCCTGAATAAATTCCACCGCCGCCACCACCAGCATAAGTAGATGCTCCTGTGTATATAGGACCTAAATTTTTTCCTGCTCCACCAGCTCCACCAACAAACGGATTACCAGTTCCAGATGCTCCTGCAGCGCAAGCTCCACCCCCACCTCCTGAACCTTGAGTTCCAGGTTGAGGACTATTAACACAACCACCAGGATTTCCTTGACATGCAGTTCCTAAACCAAAACCGGAACAAGTTGCAACTGGAAAAGCTTTTCCACCACCAGAGCCTCCCGGTGCGCCAGAGTAACCAGGAGTTCTACCACCCCCACCACCACCACCAGCAGTTGCTGTAAGTGTAACTCCACAAGCTGTTAAAGTTGAATTAACTCCATTACCACCTATACCACCAGCAGGACCTGGATATGGATTAGCTGCTCCACCACCACCTATTACAACTGCAACAGTTCCTGATGCGTTTGTTACACATGTACATAGTAAACCACCAGCTCCACCACCTCCACCACCAACGTTTCCAGCAGTTACAGTACCACCAGCTCCACCACCTGCTATAACAGCAGATTGTATTATTCTAGTTCCTGGTTGTAATGAAACACATCCTGATGATGTTGTAATAGTAACAGCACACTTCCCGAAAGAAGATACGTTTCTTTTACCAATTATTCCGCCATTAGATCTGGCCATGTCTTAAGTCTCCTATTCGGACACCCAAGCTGAGCCATTCCAATTATATTTG